CAATCAACCCTGGGTAATGGTAGCAACAGGCAGAGCAAAGGCCGTACCAGCACCAATAAGGGCACAGGACAGAACATCACCAACAAGATAGAACTGACCACCACGCACAAGCGCAGAAGCCGTCACAGCACCACCAGATACCGTAAGGGTAGCAGTAGCGCCAGTACCAGTACCACCACTCAAAGCAACCCCTGTATAGGTGCCGTTGGTATAACCGGACCCGTTAACGCGGGTACCAAAGGAAGCAACACAACCCGTCTCAGCGCGGGTAGCAGTTCCCGTTACCTTTCCGGTAGGCAGGGTAGAAGGGTTGGTCCGTGCCCTCCGAACGGTGTTGATAGCCGTCTCAGCAGCATTTACCGTGGCGTTAAGAGCAACCGTGGTAGCAGCAGCACCGTAAGAAGCAGCAACAGTAGTTGTGGTTGTCACACCACCCGACACGTTAGTTGTGGTGTGAACTTTGTTGGTTTGTTGGTTCTCATCACGCTTACCAGGAGCGTTAGAGATGGAACCGTAAGTAGTTGAGTCAGCAGTAGTAGACATCGTTGTAGGGTTGTAAGTGTTAACGTTAACCGGTTGTCCAAGTAAGGACTTTTGAGAAATTAGAATGGTCAAAATGCTCTTGCCCTACCCACCAAGTGAGCCAGTGGTTTGAACCCTTAGACTGGTTACACTTGCGGCAAGCAGGTACCACATTAGATGTGATATTATGACCTCCACGGGCTTTTGGAATGACGTGATCCAACGTTAGATCATGATTTGATCCACAATAAACACATTGATTATTCCAATGTTCTTTAATTGCAGATCGCCAAAGTCGTTTAGCTTCTGAGGAAGACATAGCCCTTAAATTAAAAAGGTAATCAGAAGGACCCTTGAGTAGCATTGACTCGATAGGAGTAGATTTACTTCTTCTTTTTAGGGAAACCTGCTTTCATATTAGCATAAGCCTTTGGGGTAACCGTAGACTTGCTTTTGGGGCGACTCTTACCTGCTGCCTTGCGGGCATTCATGTTAGCGTAAAGGCCAGGTGGCTTAGCGTTTCCTTTGTTCATTTTCGGGGGCTCTTACCGTTGTGTCCGTTTCGTGCTCTGTTCTTTGAGGGCGATTCCTTAACTAGACGGCCACTCTTAGTGTGAGAAAGATCATCACCACCCTTACCCATCATGCCACGTTTGCGACGAGCATCAGCAAGGTCAGCGCGATACTTTCTATCAGTTGGAGATTTATTCTCCTTTGTATCATAAGCAAGTTTCTTAGCATACGCTTCGGGGTTACTCCGATAATATGCAGCACTACGCTTAGGGGTTGTTGCTTTCCTTGGCGCCATAAGGTGTGTCCTTAAAGAATACTTCGTTTTCAAGGCGCTCAATCCTTGAGTTAGAGGCACTTACTCTTTCGACAAGCACCTCAACTGATTTAGCAATGTTGTGAAGAGTGATCAGGTGCCAACTAAAGAGTGCTAGGAAAGCAGTTGCTGCTAAATTCCTAAGCATTGCTGACACATGTTCTTCATCATCTAATGGCCCGTTCGACATCCTCCAGCTCCAATTCAAGACTACTAAACAGTGATGCCAAAGGCGACCCCATCACGGGAACACCCGTAATATTATTTTTGGATAACCAATCAGCCGCAGCTTTTAGATCCTGCGTTGTGGCGGTTCCTGATTTAATTCGACCGATCAGTTCATTAGTAACGAGGCCGTGAAGCTCGTTAAACTGATCTTCATTTGCTCGTTGCGTCATAACTTTAATCAATCAAAGAGTTCGGTAATGTGAAGAGTAGTAGCCCCACCACCACCTTGAATGCCGGCAATCCTAGAATTAGGTGATACTGCCAAGAAGATACGCTCGCCAGTATGGAGATAATGAGTAGATGTAGAAGCTGTTTGAGCACCAACACCAATTTGATAATGACAATGGTTGCCCCCAGACAATGCCAAAGACACAAAACGACACGTTGTCGTCAGTGCAATATCCGCACTTGTCATACCATTTGCAATTTGGCGAGCTGCCCCAAGAGAAAATGCCGTAGTACTGGGTTCCGTAAGGAATGTACCCACAGTTGTTGCGGCATCAGTTGTAATAGAAGCCATGATATTTAATAAAAGTGTTTATTTAAGGGGTAATTTACGGAATGTCATGTACCAACCAGAGCCATTTCCATCAACCATCCACCGTTTGGACCAGTTTTTCCAGGTATACGGGACATTCTTACCCCCTGGCCCCGGCTTAAGATACCCCCCATCTGAGTTATTTAACTCCCCATAGGGGTCATGACACACCACATGGGTATCTGTAAGCCCCACCACGAGCATCCAGTGCCCACCGCCCCTAGGAGCGTGAGCAGGGCCATGGTGGAGGATGCCACAAGCCACAGGATAACCCGCATCTAGTTCCTTTTCAAGGGTAGTACGGGTGCCATTGGTAAGAAAGGTAGCCTTGACCCCATAATCAAAGGCTGCTCGAATGTGTGCGGTTGCTTCGGTGGTGTCACCGTACTTGAGTACCGTCTTGAGGTAATCATCATCAGCATTAGACCCCATAAGGGCTTCTGGCTGTAAGTATTTAATCGCCATAGCAGCGGTGCTCGAAAAGCACATCCTACTGCCATGACGGGTGGTACTATCAAGTTGAGGAAAATACTGAGGAACCTTGATAATAGTCACTAGGTTTACTTAAGAAGGGTATCCTTAACCTTAGAGATCTTGTCGTCTTCAGTACGAAAGGGCTTCAAGGAGTTAACAGCGTTGAGCAGCAGTTGAACAATGCTATTCTCCTTAAGTTTGCTGGCACCAACAACTTCAGAACCCAAAAACAAAGCGAGAAAGGCAAGAGTTTCGTAGGAAACTTTAAGACCAAGAAAAGTAAGCATTTAATTAGCGGCCTTGACCGCGAGAAAGTTTACGGGTTGCCTTGGGTAGGCTATTTTGTCCTTGTCCTTGACGTGTTTTCTTTGGTGGACCTGGAATATGATCCACCTTTGCTAGTGATTTAGGCTTGCCCATTACGCAAACACCCGATACGGGGCCACAGGGGTCACCAGGAACGCATCCCAGCCAGTCGGCAACGCCCCAATAAAGTTGACGTGCCAGCCGGCCTTAGGGGTTGCTGGCGTCACAACAGTGCCGTCTGGGTCGATCACTGCGTCGTCGTTGTAGATGACGCCAACAATGTCCATCGCGTGATCGTGGGTGTACTGGATGTACACGCCGGGCTCGTCGCCCTCAGGCTCGTTGTAGAAGCCGGCGACGAACGCAGCCGAGCGGAATGTCGACTCGTCGGTGAAGCGGAGATAGTTAGTCATGGGGGTTAGGTGGCGGTGATGGCCTGGAGTTGAGCGTCGGGCAGCCGGACGGGGTAGAACGCAAGGCGGGCGATGCGCTGAGTGTGGGTGCCGCCAAAAAACAATCCTGTTGGAATGTATGCAGAAGGCGTGTCTATTGCGGGCAGCAAAACACCATTGATTGCCGCTTTTGAAAGACCTGATCCAGGCGTATATGCTAAAGCGTATTTATCGTACCCTGGGTTGGATAACGTAACTCCATACGCCGGAAAATTGCCAGAATTGTATGCTTCCGCAGGGGTTGCGCTGTAATTGTTAGTTGCCAAAAACCTTGCCGTCCCGCTTCCCCAATATCCGATAACATTGCCATAGGAGAAAATTGAGTCAGCAAAAGCAACAATCATCGAGTTTGTGTTTGACGCATATTGCGTTTCTGGGGTTAGGTCGTGATTAAAGAACAGGGTTCCCTTTTTGTTTCCGTTAAACCAACTCGAAAAGTTGGCCCCCGTCATGCTCGCCACATCAGCAGCGCGGGTGACGGTGGCGGAAGTGGTGGGGATGTAGGAGGTGGGGAAGGAGCCGGCTTCTATTTGGGCGCCCCAGATGAGTGCTCCGCTTGTACCATTAGCGGTGACAAGGAATGAATTATCGGCATCGCATAGAAATAAATCACCAAAAAAAGCAGTTGTTGTGTTTGATGTCTGGGTGACGGTACACCGATACCATCCGTTCCCAGCAGCAGCAATCGTTCCAGTAGCTCCTCCTCTTTGCGTTCCTTTCGTGCCATCAACCAAGTCAAACCATACACAATCGTTGCCTGCATTTCCGCGCACAGACGAAAGACCAATCCAACGAATATCTGATGCTTTGGCATAAACTGAAACAGTGTATAAAGCTCCATTAGTTTGCCCCGTAACACCTTTATATATGGAGCGCGATGATCCGCTTGAGTTGGGATAAAGCAAGTCTGCCGTAAGTGCTCCATCTGGGGCAATGGCTGCATTTGCAGAAATTGTTGCGTTAGATTTTATCCAATACGCATCGTCAAACTGCTCGCTATACAGCACAAGGTTTGTCCTTGCCTCCTCCACCAACAGCCCAAGGCTTTCCCCCGTAGCAGGGTTGTGATCGAACCTTGCGGCACCAGAAGCAGCGGTCTGGATGAGACCGTTCGAGCCCACAAACGTGGCGGTTGAGGCTCGGGTGTAAGTGACCCGTGGGTCCAGGGCCTTGGTCTTGGCGAAGTCCAGGTTCAGGGTGGGCCGGACTGTGGGGTAGAGGGCTTTGATGGTCATTGGATTAGCTCCACGCGGCGGTGGCGATTGCCGCCACCTTGGGGTCTTCGTTGGTCAAGTCAGCGCCACGTTCGACGACGTGACGGTGATACGAGGTGGACAACACTTCGCCATCCTCAAGGACGCGGGTGGCCTGACGGACCTGGATGGAACCAGATTCCAGGACTTCGATTTTGTCGATGACGACTTCTTTGATGAGAGCCATGTTTAGGAACTGCCGACTGGCAGAAACGGGTTTGGATGGGTCGTAGTTTTAAGCCGGGTTGCGGGCTTAGGGTAAAAAGCTATTAAGCAATAAAATATGATCCTGAAAAATAAATGCCACCAGCTTGAGTCGCTGCCAATTCACCGAAAATAGTTGTCCCACTATTGAGTATATGCATGTAAGTTGTTTGATTCCCGTTTACAGCACCCCCAATCGCGACAGTGGAGGGAGTAAATGGTAATCCGGTGACAAAACTCCCGTTGACAGGATTAAAAGTTCCAGATGTACTGCCATACACAAGGCCCCAATACGCAACTAAGCCTCCAATTTTTCTGTATTGTCCACTTGCGACAAAAGTTCCGGTTATGGTCCACCCAGCACCTTGCGTTGGCGTCCACGTCCCCTCTTCATAATCGTCGAGGGTGTTTGGATCGGCGCTAGCGACTTGCGTTGCGGGGAACTTAACCCCACCACCGGTCAACAAAGGCACGTTGCTAAACGCGGTGACAGCAGCCGAGCTAATCGCTGCCGTATTGATCGTTGCTTGATCAATGTTCACCCCTGCCGAATCTTGAAACGCCATCGTGCCCAGGAAGCCATTGAGCGGGACTTGGTTCGGGTCGGTGCCGATATCGAACTGGGTGACTACTGGGTACGCGGTAGCCAACGACGACTCACGCACCAGCAGAAGATTAACCCCAGTGTTAAAGGCGTCTTGGATACCGATGTCCCCAACGCTGCTAAAGATATTGCGAGCCAGAACATCAAGGTCAGCACCAAGCCTAGGCAAGTTGTCGGTAATGATGCTTGTAGAAACAGCACCAGTTGGAATGGTGACAGAACCTGTTTGTTGGTTGACGATAAATGAATCACCAACCTTGAACTTACCGTTTTGATCAGTGCTCGTTAGCCATACCTTGCCGCCGTTCCGGTTGACGGCTTCGTTGGCCTCAATAGCCACACCACCGTTCTCCGGCAATGCGGTGTAATTGGTGCCAGACCCGGCGTACTCCATCGTGTGGGACGCAGTACTAATCAACGACCGCAGGTAGAAGCTCCACGTTGCTCCATTTGCGTGACCAACAGTAAGGCCAAGGTTGATCGTGGTATTGGTTGGGTTTGGATTAGAGATCTCAACGTTCCACCCAGAGCCATTGACCCCCGAGCTGGTGATTGGGTAGGTGTATGTCGTGCCACTGACGGTGACGACGGCCAGCATGTTGATGGCTGGACGGTTGGCATCACCGAACCACCCGGCACCCGTTGTCGGGGCATTGATGGCAAAGGTAGTGGCACCAGCAGACGCAGCTCCATTGGCTGTGGCGGTAAAGATTGGTGTTGTACTCTTACCGTCAGCAATCAAGCCGTAGCGACCAAAGTCGGTGGTGCCGACCTCCATGTTGATCTGGCCGCCAGACAACGCCTTGGCGTGGTAGTGACAGAAGAGACCAAAGAACGACACCGCCTGGGCGTAGCCATTATTACAAACAAGAAGACCCGGCCCATCAAGGCACACCTGGGTGAACTCGTTAATGACGAAGCTCCGGAGGGGGCTTGTGACGTCCGGCAGTGATCCATCGACGATGATGCCGCCACCGGTTGGAGCCGACGTCGTGTCACCACCAGTGCCGGAGTAGTTGTTCGGATCAAACGCAGCGTTATTGATGCCGCTGTCGTTGTAGGAGGTGCTGTTGTTGATGTAAGGCGACTTGCGGATGATGGCTCCTGGATAGAAGCCAGCTACCCAGCCCTGTGACGAAGGCAGACCGTAGACAGGATCATTATCGTTTGCATAACCACCCCTCACCCCTGACGCTTTAAGGCCCGCAAATGTGAACCCGTCGATGTAGGTGCCGCTATTACAGCGGAACATGATCTGTTCCTGCGTAGCAACGGTCGGGTGAACGAAGCAAGACCGCTGTGCCTCACCAACAATGGAGAGGTTGGCAACAGTGATGTCGATTGGCAGTACCTCTTGGTACACGCCAGGCGCCACCTTGATCGTGTCGCCAGCAGCAGCCGAAGCCACGGCGTTCTTGATGGTACGCTTTGGGTTGATGATGCGGTGACCATCGTTCGCGTCGTTACCGTTGACGGAATCGACATAGATAACAGTGGGTTGCGTGGTGAACGTACCACCAGAAGCAACACCTACCCACGCAGAACCATTCCAAATAGAAAGGGTATTATTAGTATCATTCTGAAGCCAAGTCTTACCTACTTGATAGTTACTGGCAGCAGGTGTTCCTGCTTGAACAATGGTATCAAACCGCTTAGCAGAAGCACCAATAGTAGGAATCTTAGTATCATCACTTACCCAAGAAGGGCTACCCGCATCTTGTTCTGCTGTGGTGATAATATCAGCATCCTTAATCCGATCAAGATCAACAGAACCCGCACTAAGACCAACAGTGATCTGTCCCGAACCAGGAGTATTATCCGTAATGGATACCCCATCAGATCCAAAGACATCACTTGTTAGTGCTGTATCAATCTTAAAATCAACACGTTGATCAATTGATTGGGTAGTAGCAATGTACGCATCACTAGATACCCATGTCTCTACGGATTCAATTGTTTGA